GTCGCCTGTTGGACCAGTTGGTCCTGTTTCGCCTGTTGGACCTGTCGGTCCTGTTACTTCTGGACCAGTTGGACCTGTGTCGCCTGTTGGACCAGTTGGTCCTGTTTCGCCTGTTGGACCAGTTGGGCCCGTATTGCCCCCGCCCACTAGCGCATTGCTGCCGTCACTGTAGTTTATAGTACCACCTGTGGGCAGCGTGAGGTTGCCATCGCCGGTGAACATCCACGATCCCACAGGGCTGGCAATCTCCACAAAGGTGTTGGCATTGTTGATGTCTATCAGCACATCGCCTTCTGCGTTGGGCGTGAAGTTTATAGCATCTGCATAGGTCTCTATGCCAACACCAGATGTCACTGCCAGCTGGCTGTTGCCGCTGTAGATGCCCACGCCTCCCACTCCAGTGCTGCGCAGATAGATGATCTCGCTGGTCTGTATGGTAAGGTTGTTGTTGCTGAGCACGCTGCCACCGTCTGGCAGTGTCAAGTTGCCTGCGTTGTCAAAGATCCAGTTGTATTCGCTGATGCCGCTGTTGGTGGCTATCTGTACCACTTGGTCAGTGAAGCTGCTCTGATAACCGCCTATGTTGATGCCGCCATCGTCCGTGTAGATCACGCCACCGCCTGGTATGGTAAGGCTGCCATCGCTGCCAAACTGCCACTGATAGCTGTTGTTGACTATGTTTCCGCTGCCTGGAAGAGTGAAATTGCCAGTGGAATCAAAAGTCCACGTATATTCCGTGCCTACGTCAGCACGTATGGTAACGTTGCCATTAATGTTCACTGAAACGTTAGCACCGCTGTCGCGGCCTATGATCACTGTCTCGCTGTTGCCAGCTATGTGTATGTCTGGCCCGGTGGTTAGATAGATGTCTAGGTATGCGTCGCTGGTGTCTGAGTCGGGCTGTAACCTTAGATTGCCACGGCCAACTATGTTACCCAGAGGTGACACGATGAAGTTGCCTGTGTTGTCAAACTGCCACGTGTAAACCGGAAGGCCGATGCCATTGGGGTGGTTTTCAACGTGGAATCCCGCGCTGTCTATATAGACCCAGTTGTAGGCATTGTCTTCGAATCCGCTATAGGTCTGTGTGGTGATCTCTGCGTTGGCCCACATCAGCTGGCTGAATGCCTGATTGCTGCCGTTGCCTGACCAGCTGTTCACGCTCACGCTGCCATGCTCTGCGCTGTTGATGTCCATGATGGTGGTGTTGTTGTGGCGCTGTTCGCTGATAGCACCACCTGTGTCAAAGTTCAGAGCCAGTATGTTGTTGATGCTGCCCACACCCTGCTGACCGCTGCCACCTATGAGGTCCAGCTCAAACTGGTTGGCACGCACCGTGGCAGCTATGAGGTTACCCCCACTATAGAAGGTCACTGGTGTGGTGGTGATACCCACTGTGCGCGGCGTTGTTGTCAAGCTGGTGGTCACACCTACTGGAGCATAGCTGGCATAGATGTAGGGACCGTAGGTGCCCTGACCTGTGCCATCCAGGGGCAGCTTCACAGCCATGGCACCTTCTGCGCCGTCCAAGGTCTGCCAGCCACCTGCGCCAAAGTGACTATCGCCTATGAGGCCGATGGTGCTGCTGTTGTTGTTCCAGAAATAGTTGCCACCGCCCATGAGTGTGGTAGTATACAGAGCATTGCTCCACATCACGCTGCCGTCAGCGCCGCTCACGCGGCTGAACAGCATGCCTTCTGGGCCGCCCGGATTCCATGGACCCTGAGCCCAGCCTGAGACTATGACGTCACCGTCTGGAGTGAGCACGCCGCCCTCTGAACCACCGTAGACATTGCCTATCTCTGTGATCCATATGCCCTCGCCCGTGGCTGCGTTCAGCTTGCTCAGCCTTGGATGTCCTACGTAATATGTGGTCACGAACAGGCTGTTGGTGCTGTCGTCTACCATAACTGCGCCGTTCCTGCCATCACTGTACAGTGGCAGTATGCTCACGCCCCAGATGGGCGTGCCAAGATCGCTGGGGGTCTTGATCACTATGTCTTCGTAGCTGCTGCCATTGTACCACTGGCCACCGGCGTAGACGTTGCCTGTGGCATCTGTGGTCACTGACTTGAACACTGCGTTGCCTGTGAAGCTGCCGTAGCCTGCGCTGCTTTGGTCTCGTAGGTTGACCAGCCAGGCATTGTCATAGCTGGCAGTTGCGGCCAAACCTGCTATGTAAACGTTGCCCGTGCCCGGCGCGCCAGGACCCACTGTGATGCTGCTGGACACCAGATCAAAGTTGCCGGGACTGAACATGGTCAGTGGATAGGCAGCACTGCCGTCCACTGTGCTGACTAAACTAACAATCGCGCCCTCATGGCCATCACCGTAGTTATAGCCACTGCCCAGCACGATGAGATTGTCTGCGCCGTAGGGCTGTGCCTGTATGATCTTACCAGTCACGCCTTCTGCGCCATCATAGGTGGCCTGCTTCTGCCACAGCACAGCACCGTTTGGATCGTACTTGACCATGTAGGGTATATCACCGTCATAGAAGTCGTCGCCCATGGCATACACGCCGCTGGCATCGCCCATCACATAGCGGAACTCGCTGCTGTGGTTGCTCACGTTGCTCATGCTGCTGATCCAACCTGCGGGAGCAGTGCCACCGATGTTGAGATCGCCTGGCACAGTGGTCTGACCATCCGTGGTCAGTGTGATGGTGCTCTGATAATCAGCAACTGTGCCTATGGTGGTGGTAATGCTGACCACGTTGGCAGCAGGTATGGCCAGCGTGGTGAGGTCCAGTGTGCCTGCTGTGAGATTGCCTTCATTGTAGTGTGGTACTGTATTGCCCGTGCTAAAGCTGTAATTCTGTGGGTAAGTGTTGGCTGACCAAGCTGGTGTGACGTCACTGTAGGTAGCTGATCCAATGGGTCCGTACCACTTGCCAACTAGGCTGCCATCCGTGGGCACCTGCGCCGTGAAGGCCAAGGCAGGGAATGGTCCGCTGATGTAACCAGTGATGCCTATGCGATCCTCGTAGACGCTGCCCACGCGCAGTCCGTTGATGGTTCCTACCACAGTGTCTTCAAATGAGTAGCCAATGGTATGGCTCCACAGCATGGTACCAGTATCAGCTGACAGCTTGCTGATGAACAGCGCATTGTACTGAGTTGAACCAGCCTGGGTGGTTCCCAGCACATACACATGTCCCGCATGGTCGGGTACCACATCGTAGCCGCTGGTAGCATAGCTGCTGTTCTGGCCGCCATCCAACACTGTCTGCCATATGCTGGTACCGTTGATGTCAATCTTGTACACTGCCGTGCCCACGTTGACATTGCTGACCAACACATAGGCATTGCCCGTGGCATCAGTGCTCACTGCTTCTGCGTTGGTGCTGTCTGATATCTGCTGCTGCCAGTTGATGATGCCGCTGCCACTATCCAACTGTAGCAGATAGCTGCCTATGTCGCTGTTGTATCCGCTCACATAGACGTTGCTGTCCTGTACTGCTATGGCAGTGCCCTGGAAAATGAAGCTGGGATTAGCAGGCCGCAGCGAAGTGGTCCATACCAGTGTGTTGCTGCTGCTGTCGACCTTGGCAGCAAAGCCCTGCCCATTGCCCGTGTCAGTCAACCTACCAGTGAAGTACATGTTAGCCGAGTTGTCTACGGCCAAGTCATAGGCTTCACCCTGAGCTAGACTGATGTAGGTGGGGCTGATGTTGCCTTCGGCGTCCATGGTGCCAGCATAGAACACAGCTGTAACGCTGTCGTTGGCCATGAAGTAGAGATTGTCGTGGCTATCTATGGCTATGCCATCATTGCCGCCGCAGGCAAAGCCGTTGGCATCTGTGTAGCTCTTGCGCCACTGTAGATAGCCCTCAGAGTTGAACTTCAGCGCCAGCGTGCCGTTGCCGTTGGGAGTGTTGACCAAGCCATACACATACATGTTGCCCACGCTGTCATAGACCAAGCTTACGCCCGTGTCACTGCTGCCAAACTGTGTGTCCTGGACCACGTTCCACCAGTAGTTCCTGGCACGTAACGCATGTAGCTCCAGGCTAGTGCCAGCTGTGCTGCTGACGTTGCCGCTGCTCAGCCCGTCTACCGTGACTGGTACCTGTGTGCCCTGTATCAAAACGCTCATCGCTGTGTTCCCTTATGTGGCATGGGTGGTCATGAACTCCGTGACCTCGTATGTGAAATAGACCGTGTCTGTGCTGCCCACGGTGGCCGTGACTACCAGCAGGTATTCACCAGGCACGATGTCATAGTCTATGAGCACGCCAAACACCGTGTCTGTGGCACCCTGATTGCTCTTGACCCTGTTGCCCACGCTGTACACCAAGCCGCCCACCGCGTCATATGCGCAGGTGATGTCGGCCATCTCGAGGCAGGTGCAGGGATCATTGTGCTGTGCTCGCACGGTCATCTTGAACCCACGCACGTCGGCACTGCTGGCATGCCAGATGTACACGCTTTCACTGGGCAGTGCCCAGGCAGGATATAGGCCGCCCACCGTGGTAACCGTGCCGCTGATGCTGATGTTGCCAAACCTGGTGCCTGGTAAGCCAATGCTGCCGTTGGAGTTGATGCTGAGCTCTGTGCCTGCGCTGGCTATGGCAAACGGCGTGTATATCACTGTGTTGGCACTGTTCACAAACACATTGTCGCTGTCTGTGGCGCTGAGCAGCACCTGCGTGCTGAATCCTGCCACAGCTGGTGTGGTTGGCACTTGTATGTTGCCGGTTACACCCGGTCCCCAGGTGCTGTATAGGTTCACATTGTCAATCTTGACGTCAGTGATCACGCCATCAAATGCGGTGCCGTAGTATCCCCCTGCGCATAGGTAGGTGATTGGAACCGTGTAGTCGTTGATGTCTATGCCGTGGTTGTAACCAATGACCCCATTCTGCAGATACTCACCGTTGAGCCATGCCGCACAGCGATGCTGATCATCCCTGGTCACCACCAAGTAGTGCCACTGATTTGGGGTTAGCTGGGCAGGGAAACCAAACCCTGTTGCTGTGTTTGCATCGCCGGTGGTTACTATCAGATCTGTGAGATTCTGGCTGATCAGATTGAGGCTACCATTGTCGCCGCCCAGCAGCGTATTGGGGCCAGCTGTATATCTTGAATTGAACCACAAGCTGATGGTGTAAGCGCCCTGCCGTATGGCTGGCATGGGCGGTTCTAGGTTGGTGCGCTGGTTGTATACGCTGTTGATGCTGCCGTTGCTGGTCACAACGTTGCTGAACGGGCTGCTGTTGGTCCAGTTGATGTCGGGGCCACTGGGATTTATGTCATAGGGTGTGAACTGAGTGCTGCCTGGGCTGCTGATTGTGCTTTGGTTGTTGAAGTTGAAGTAGCTGTTTTGATTACGTAGCAGCAGATCCCTGCCGTAATTGTAGGGCTCTACGCTGGCCACACTGAGGTTGCTTGTCACATTCACGCGGCCTTCGCTGCCGGTGCTGGGATTGTCAGGGGTCCCACCGTTTATATAAACACTACCGCCGTCGGTGCTGGCCGTGATGGTCCCAGATGCAGGCACAGTGAATACCCACTCAGCATCTGGCGCCCAGGCTGCTATGGGAGCATCCTGATACCAGCTCGGGCCATTGTAGGGCGTCATGGTCTGCGTACCCGAGCTGTCAGCTAGGAATGCGCCATAGAAGGCATTCATCAGCAGGCTCCAGCTGGCCTGTGTGGGATCGCTGAACGCTGTGGGTATGTCTATGGTGCTGCTGAGGCTGCTGTACAGTGCTGTGCCGTTGGTTATCTGCAGCCCTTGGAACCTGCCCTGGAAGTAGTCTGGTCCACCAGCCACATCGTGACCGATGGTGCGCGTGGCATCAGTGAAGTTGCCGTTGGTTCCCAGCGAGCTCACGCTGGCCACGCCGTTGAGCCACAGAGCTATACCATCGGCGTCGCTGTTCACGGCCAGCCACATCCAGGTGCCAACGCCCATGGTAGGCACGGTAAAGGTGTTGCCACCGCCATTGGCATAGCCCACGGTGATCTCAGTGGGGCTGGCAATGTTGATCCTGAGGCCTAGGTTGGCAAGGCTGCCAATTATGGTGCCCTGTGTGTTGTCATAGAGCTGGATCCATAGGCTCACGGTCCAGGGATTGGCGCCAAAGGTCACGCCAGGGGTCATGCGCATCCACTTGCTGCCGCCAAGTTCTATGCTGCCACCCACATAATCAAATATGTTGAAGTAGAGATCCTGTGTCTGATCGCCCGAAGGTAATATCGGTGCGCTCACGGGCCGGTCAGATAGGCCATACGCAGCCAGATTGGCGCTGTTGATCACGCAGCCCGTGCCTATGTTGCTGATCAGCACGTTGCTGCTGGGACTGATGTCCAGATAGCCCTTGTAATTGTAGAAGTTGGTGTTGACGGGAACCTGGCTGGTGGTGGTCACGTTGCCCGTGAAGTATGGGCTCACGCTGGCGCCAACCACTGGTATCTGCAGCCAAGGATCTTGGAACAGCTGTAGATAGTCACCATTGGGTATGACGTAATAACTGGCATTGTTGAGCTCAGTGGCAGTGAGCAGGTTCTGTATGTAGATCTTGCCACCGTACTGCATGTTGTTATCTGGCACGGTCAGTGTGACCGGAGTGGTCAGGGATATGGCACTGATGGCCGCAGCACTGATGTAGGTCTGACCTCGGCCGCCGTTCAGGTAGATGCTGCCGCCCTCGCCGCCGCTCTGCGTGATGATGTTGCTGCTGCCATAGCCTGCATAGAAGTTTATCCTGCCACCGTCGCCGCCATCTGCTCCAGCGCCAGCATTGAGGTTGATATCGCCGCCGCCGGAAGCGCCGTAGCCATAAGGAGCCTGAGCAACATAGAAGTCTATGTAACCTTCGGCACCAGAATTTAAGTGAAGACCTTCGCTGCCGTAAATGTAAAGCTGTCTTGTTGGACTGGTTATAAGGGTATTGGGCGGCATGACCAACTGTGGTTGACCTTCGCTGCCAATTGCAAACTGCCATGTCAGTGCGGTGTTGATGATCTCCACGTTGTAGACAGGCACGCCACCTTGGAACGCCGGTGTGTCGCTGTTGTTGCTTATGATCTGCGTGTTGCTGGCATCACTGAATGCAAAGTAAGTGCCGTAGCTGGTACACAACAGCAGTTCAGTGCCGGGTATCACGGTGGGCACGTCAGTGGGAACCGTGATGTTGCCGCTGGTAGCATAGATGTTGCTGCCTATCACGGCCTGCACGCTGCTGAAAGCTGCTTGTGCGTATGATGGACCATACCACAGATAGGCCAGCTCAGTTATTGGACCTTCTTCTTGGTGCGTGAGCACAGCATTGGCTATGGCAGGACCTGCTGGCTGGTTGTCCAACCACATGTTTAAGTTGCCATCGGCGTCTCGACATATGGCCACGTAGTACCACTGGCTAGCGTTCATCGTAACTGGTAGTGCAAAGTAATATGGATCAATTACAAGGTTGTTGCTGTTGTCAAAGTATATGAACGGGCTTTGTGAGTTACCTTGTAGATAGCTAAACACTGGTGTCCACTGTGACACGCTTCTGCGGTATATCCAAAAGCTAAGCGTGAACGCACCTGTGCCGATGGTGATACCAGGGCTCATGCTCACTGATTGAGTACCGGGACTGAACCCATTGAAGTCCATATACGCAGCTTGATTGGTGTCGATCTGCTGATATGCAGGGCTGATGTTTACATTGCTGCCAGGCATCACTGTGCCTAAAGTTGTGTCTGAGAACGTTATGTTGCCAGTGACTGTGGTGATGGTGTTGCTGGTGTTGGCTATGGTGGTGTTACCAAAGGCCAGCGTGTTGCCTTCGGATACGCTCAGAGGCACACCGCCTAGATAGATGGTCTGACCGCTCACGTACAAGCTGCGCCATTGGTTGTCTATGGTTCCCAGATCAATTGTGCTGTTACCACTTGGTACCAGCGCAGTGTCTATGACTATGTTGCCATTGGTGCTGCCTATGACATTGCCAGTGAAGGTTATGTTCCCAGTGTTTACAGCGCCGCCAGCTGGACCTGTGGGACCGGTTGATCCACTGCCTGTTGGACCAGTTCCACCTGTTGGACCAGTAATGCTCGCGCCAGCTGGACCTGTGGGACCGGTTGATCCACTGCCTGTTGGACCAGTTCCACCTGTTGGACCAGTAATGCTCGCGCCAGTAGGACCAGTTGGGCCACCGTTGGGACCTGTTGGACCTTGCGTGCCAGTTGGACCCGTGCTACCATTGGTGCCGCTTGGTCCAGTTGGACCTGCTAGCGCTGGCGCAGCATCTACCCAGACATCTTCATAATACACATAGAGGCGGCCAGTGTCCGTGTTATACCAAAGCGTGTTGGCAGTGGGGCTGCTGGGAGGCGTGGGGCTCTGAGTTACTCCGCCGCCGCTGCCCTGTATGGTAACACCACCTGGCGTGGTGTTGTCGCTGATGCGTACCACATAGTCGTTGCCCACGAACAGGCTTAGGCTGTCTCCAACGTAGGTGTTTGCGTTGCTATCAAGCGTGGTGCTGCGGAATAATCGCATTGACATTGGATCTAGCCCTCTGATCTGATACTGCTCCCATATTTAGCGAGCCGTTCAGATTAGATCTGCGTGACCTGTATGCGGTTAGCGAGGTTGTTGCTAACACCGCCTATGGTTCCACCAGTGGTCATGCTGGCGCTGGGAGCATCCTGGTAGCAGAGTATGTTGAAATACTGACCGGTGGTCATGGTTATCACAGTGCTAGATGCTTGGAATGGGTCAGTGTTGGTGCTCAGTTGGGCCTGATAACCATATCTATTGCTGTAGTCTCCGTCATAGGCTAACCAAGTGTATCTCTGTCCGAGGTTGAAATACTGCCAACCTATCTGCCAAGTGACCAACATGGTAACAGTACCTGGACCTTCGTATACGAAAGATCCAAGGTCATAGGTTATTTGGCTGCTGGTGTTGTAGCTGGTGGGCTGCCCTGGAGCAGTGTCTGGCGTGTCAAACAGCACCACTGTGTTGCTGCTAGTCGACACAGTCTGAGTGCCGTTGTTGTATCTGGCCAAGGTCCGAGGACTGTTGTTGCTGAAGCTTCCGGTTGGTCCGATCTGTCCCTGTGCTCCGGTAGGACCTCTGATGCCCTGCGTGCCTGCTGCGCCCGTGGGTCCAGTCCAGCCCTGCAGACCAGTTGGACCAGTGGTACCCGTGATGCCTGCTGATCCCTGTGCTCCAGTGGGACCAGTCAGTCCTCGCAGTCCAGTTGGTCCGGTTGGGCCCCCGGGAGCGCCAGCTGGACCGGTAGCACCTGTGTTCACGGCAGTGCCAGGCGCACCAGTGGGTCCCTGTGGCCCATTCAAGCCTGTGGGTCCTGTGCTACCAGTGGCTCCCGTGTTAGCAGCTGTACCTGGCGATCCGGTTGGGCCAGTCACTCCTGACGCACCAGTGGGACCGGTGTAGCCTATGGCACCGCTTGGGCCGGTTGGTCCATTGATGCCGCTGATCTGCCAAGCTATGATGCTGACTGGGTCGCCACCTATGGCAGCATCGTTGAGCTGTACCGTGGTACCATTGGTAGCTATGTAATCAGTGGCCTGTAGCAGTATGCCGTTGTAGTACACGTCCACGAAACCGGTTTGGTAAACAGCTGCGAACACTGTTTGTCCAGACACTGCTGTGTAGTCATATCTCTCATAGACGCCCACGGCCATGGGACCTGTGGGACCGGTGCCCAGTGGACCAGTGGCTCCTGTTGGACCTGGTATGGTGCTAGCAGCACCTGTGGGACCAGTACGTCCTGTGGCACCAGTGGCACCTGGTAAACCAGTGTTACCGTTTAGACCTGTGGGACCTGTGGGACCTGTAGCACCAGTCGATCCTCGTTGACCTAGGACACCAGTCGGACCAGTGATACCTCGCAGGCCGGTTGGACCAGTGGGACCTCCAGCTGGGCCCTGTGGACCCGCATCACCCTGTGGACCTGTGGGACCTCCCAGAGGACCTGTGGGACCTGTGGCACCCGTGAGCACTGCTGTGCCTGGTATGCCCTGAGGACCAGTTGGACCTGTGCTGCCTGTGACACCTGTGGCACCTGTGTAACCACTGGGTCCGGTGACTGTGCTGGCAGCGCCAGTAGCACCAGTAGCACCAGTTGGTCCAGATGGTCCTGTGGGACCACTGGCAGGACCAGTTGGACCAGTGACGCCGACGATCGGTAAACCACCAGGCTGCACACCATCGTGGACTCTCACAGCCAAGCTGTTTGGATCTACGGTCAGCTCTCCCTGATAGCCAACATAGACGTTGCCGTCAACGCCGTAGTTCTTGTTGCCAATTATGCGTGTGGTATCCACTGCGGTCCTCGTGCTGTGAGCTGTATTTATGGAATGATTTTTCTCAGTCACCTGCTGAGGGCAGCTGATAAGTATCGCATGCTCCCTTATTGGCGGCATCATTCACACTTGGCACAAAAGAGGCACATAAACATGACGACCACAGTGAACATACAACGCACTAACTGGATAGAACTAAGCAAGAGATTCGTAAGAGACATACCCGAGGATGAGGCTTACGACAAGAGATTAGCAGAAGAGCTTGAGATAATAAGCGAGCAGAACTTCACCAAGCACTTCATCAGAGTGCTAGACGTCCTTGAACTTACCCGAGACATACCACACATAACCAGAGGCAGCGCAGGCAGCAGTCTAGTCTGTTATCTGCTGGGAATCACTGACGTGGATCCTGTCAAAGAGCGCATACCCTTGGCACGATTCCTCAATCCATTCAGAGACGATCTACCAGACGTGGACATAGACTTTCCCTACTACTATCACAAGGAAGTCATGGAGCGCATCTACAAGAAGTGGCCAGGCAAGAGCGCACGCCTCAGCAACTACGTGCGATTCCGAGAACGCACGGCACAGAAGGAAAGCCTCAAGCGCATCACTGGCCACAAGGGCAAGATACCCGGTAGCCAGGACATCGCCAAGCTGGTTCCCAAGCACCAGCAGGAGGAATGGCGCAAGCTCACTGCCAAGCTCATAGGCAAGAAGCGCTGCATCAGCAAGCATCCGGGAGGCATAGTGGTGTTTGATCGCGCACCGCCTGCCAGCCTGATACGGCAGGACAACCAAATCCTCTTGGACAAGAATGAGTGCGAGGACCTAGCATTCCTCAAGATAGACGTGCTCAGCAATCGTGGCTTGGCACAGCTCATTGACATCAGCGGTCGCCATCCCATGGACTATCCAGACGAGGATGAGGCCACAGCAGAGCTGCTGTCACGTGGTGACACGCTGGGCGTGTGCCAGGGCGAAAGTCCTGTGATGCGAAGGACCCTGCGAGCGCTCAAGGTCAAGAACAAGCGTGACCTAACCATAGCCACGGCGCTGATACGTCCTGCGGCCATGACTGGTCGCACCAAGGGCGTGTTCTTCAGAGATCTCATGAGCAATGATGCGCCCTATGGTGATCTCAAGTATGAGAATGGTCTGATCTTCGACGAAGATGCCATCAACCTCATCATGGAAGAACTGGGCTGCGATGCCTACACAGCTGACATGTATCGCCGAGGCTTCATCAAGGGCAACGAAGAACTGTGCTTGGACTTCCTGCAGAGGATTGGTTCAAGCCCTCGCAAGGAACTAATCATGGAATTGTTCGGCAACATGGGCGGCTTTGGTCTGTGTAAAGCACACGCCATCAACTTGGCCAACCTGATCTGGGGCTTGGCCTATGAGAAGGTGCACAACCCACAGGCGTTCTGGCTGAGCACGCTGGAAAACAACAACAGCATGTACAGGCCCTGGGTGCACATGGAGCAGGCCAAGGCCGCAGGCTGGCGAATCGAAGGCAACAAACGACCATGGCGAGTGGATGGCAACACCTTGCGCAACGCAGACTGGCAGGTTCCCATATTTGACAGCCATGCTGATCAGATGAGAAAACGAGGCTTCTGGACTCACGACGAGTTCATGCCCGGCTGCTATAGCACGGAACTGGGCAGGACCATCACGTTTTCTGGTTTGGTAGCTGCGCATCGCATGTATTGCCGCGGCTGGGTCCGGGGCAAGAAGGACTACATCACCTTCTGCACTCTGGGCACAGATAGGCGAGAATTCCACGAGCTGATCTTCCCCTGTGGTGTGCCTCTGAGCAGGTTTGACATGGTGGAAGGCGTGGGTGAGATCGACATCAGAGACAACAATCGCACCATCAGAGTAACCAAATGGAGCTGCAAGCGCCTGTAAATAGCTGATGGACATATTCGCTATACACGGTGCTTTCAGCACGCCGGTCATATTCAACTATCTGCGTTCAAGATTGAATGAGCATGACTGGCATTTCCTAGACTATCACAATGATGTCAACGGAGTAGATGACATCTGTGCTCGAGCAGTGATAGATCGACCCAGCCATGTGATAGGACACAGCATGGGTGGGTTGATCGCACTGGCACTGGCTGACAATCCCAACGTGATCAGCATCACCACCATAGCCACGCCCTTGGACGGACTAAGCGTGAATGCCCTGCAGGCCTATCTCACTCGCAGCGGATTCATCAATGAAGTGGCACATCGCAGCACATTCATGCAGCGGCTGCACCGGACCACATATGCTCAACCAGTGCAGCATCTGCTGAGCACCGTGGGTTTTAATCCCTACATGTACGAACCCAATGATGGCGTGGTCACGCTCAAGAGCCAGAGGAGCTGGGCTGCAGGAAAGACCATAGAGCTGGATGCCAACCATGCTGAGATCATGCTCATGGATGACACGGTAGCAGCAGTCAGACGATTCATGGCAGAGATAGGATGACCAGCACACCAGATGCTTGAAAATCCAGCATCTGTATAAATATGAGCGCGTTCTTTGGGGGAATTACCATGAAAACACGCTTGTTTGCTCTGGTTTTCACGCTGTTGTCATCCAGCGCATTGGCTGGACAGATAACCTATGGTTTCAAGAATCCTGCGTTTGGTGACGACCCAGCTGCTTGGAGCAGCCAAGCTATGACCATAGAAAACTTGGAATTCAGCCGCAGGCAGGCCCAAGAAGCACAGAAGAAAGCCGAAGCTGACGCTGCGAAAGCTGCGGCACAGAACACCAATCTCAGCAAGTTCATGAACAATCTAGAATCTCGCATCTACGCACAGCTGAGCTTGCAGCTCAGCAATGCCATGTTCAGCGATGGCAGCACATCCGGTACCATGGCTTTCCAAGGCAGCACCATCAGCTGGATCAAGGACACGGTTGCGGGTACCATATCGCTCACAGTGATAGATGAGACTGGTAACAAGACTGATATCACTGTACCCATGGGGAGTTTCAAGTTCTGATGAAGATAGGCAAGATGATAGCAGCAGCAGGATTGACGCTGCTGAGCGGCTGCATGAGTGACAAGGCCATCGATCCGTCAGTGGTCAGTGCCACACCGCAGATCCTAAAGCGCAGCAACGTCAGCAGCCTCTACGGCATGCAGGGTCCTAACGGCCCTCCCATAACCATAGCTGTGTATAGCTTCAACGACAAGACCGGACAGCGCAAGCCCAATGACAAGTTCTCAGTGCTCAGCAGTGCCGTGACACAGGGCGCAGAAGTGTTCCTCATCAAGGCGCTGCAGGACGCGGGTAACGGCAAGTGGTTCCAGGTGGTAGAACGTGTGGGACTGGATGATCTGATCAAGGAACGACAGCTGATACGCAACCAACGTGAGACCTATGAGGGCAAGGATGCCAAGCAGCTGAGTCCCATGCTGGTAGCAGGCGTGATGCTGGAAGGTGGCATCGTTGGCTATGACGCTGACACCATCAGTGGTGGAATGGGTGCCAAGCTGCTGGGCATAGGCGCAGACATCAACTACAGGGTTGACGTGGTCACCGTGGTCATACGTTTGATCAGCGTGCAGACCGGTGAAGTCCTGGTCAGCGCAGGAGCCACCAAGACCATATACAGCCAAGGCAGCGATGCCAACGTGTTCACCTTCGTGGACGCAGGTACCATGAGCGTGCAGATGGAAGCTGGTTCGGCACAGAACGAACCAACTACCTACTCCGTGCGCTTGGCCACTGAAGCAGCTGTGGTAGACATGATACAGCAAGGGATCAAGAAGCAGCTCTGGGAATACGCACCGAGACCCGCATCAGCTGCTAAACCAACACCGGCCAAGGCATTGCCAGCCAAGGGCCCAGACACGAAATGATGTGTGACCCCGGCGAGGGCACCTGAGGAGAGGGAGTATGCTACGTTTGAAGTCGCTGTTGATGGGAACAGCGATGTCGGTTCTAGCAGCAAGTGGAGCACTAGCAGCTGGTAACCAGGTCTACATAGACCAAGTTGGCAACAACAGCAACATCAGCGTCACGCAATCAGGTGGTGACAACGCAGTAGGCGACAGCGCCGCAGCAGCTATACTGCATGGCAACAATCAATCAATAACCGTGTCACAGATAGGAGCTGTGAACACCGCAGCACTGAACGTTCAGGGTGCTGGCACCACGGTGCAGAGCACTGTCACGGGCAATACCAACACAGTGAACATCGACTGCGGCAGCGGCAGCGTGAACAAGGCCAGTGCCTGTGCTGACAGCAACATCACGGCCAACATCACTGGCAGCAACAACGACATTGGTATCAATGCTGGCAGCAAGAGCACGCACAGCACTGAAGTCACTGGCGACCGCAACACCCTGCACACGGACAGCATCACCAGCAACCTCTTGGGCGCACGCAGCACCATCACAGCCACTGGCAGCGACAATGCCGTGACTGTGACGCAGCACGGTCCAGCTGGATTAAATGGCTTCGAAGCTACAGTGGCACTGACAGGTAGCAGCAACACAGTGGGAGTGGCTCAGAGTGGCACAGTGGACAGCAAGGTTAACATCACTAGCGTTGGCAGCAATAACACTATATCTGTTATCAGCGGCAACTGATGCGACCGCAGCCATAGGTTCTGTCACAGAACAGACCGGACTGGCTGAGATCCAGCGCGACAAGAACAGCATACCCAGTGCCGTAAACACCCGTGTGGAGATGAATGACGCCGTGGTCACTGCTAGAGCTCGTGTTGGCATCACCTTCGAGGATGATACCAAGGTAGAGATCAACGAACAGAGCAAGATGGTCATAGATGAGTTTGTCTATGATCCTGCGTCCGGTAAGGACACTGGCAAGCTGGCCATCAAGATGGCGCTGGGTACTGCACGCTATGCCAGCGGCCAGATAGCCAAGGACAACCCTGCCAGCGTGAAGATCGAGACACCAACGGCAACCATAGGCGTGCGCGGCACGGACTTTAGCATGACCGTCGATGAGCTGGGACGCAGCCTCATCATCCTATTACCAAGTTGCCCAGTGGGTTTCAAGAACGTGGAGCGAGACTGCAAGACAGGCAAGATCATAGTGACCACTGATGCGGGTGAGGAAGTGCTTGATCAACCATTCCAAGCCACGGTGACCAAGAGCAGAGAAGCCAATCCAGCCAAGAGCGTGATACTCAAGCTGGATCCCAGCCAGATCAACAACATGTTGATACTGACACCGCCCAGGGAAGCTGCTGCTCACAGCAGCGAGCATCTCATGAAAACCGCGCTGGATATCAACTATCTTGATGCTGATCTGTTGAAGTTTGATGATCTCAATATCAACCTACTGACAGCAGCTGGATCTCGCTTAGACATAGACTATCTCAGTCAGCAGTTCTTGGCCAACATGCTGGACCTGCTGAACGCAGAGCTGTTGGAAAACATGCTCAAGATAGCTGCTAACGAAGGGCTGCTGCCAGGATACAAGAAGGCCAGCGGTCTAAACTACATCATCATGGGTAACCAGCTGGTGCTCTACCGCAATGGTACATCAAGCTATGCTGAAGTGACCTTGGACAAAGATCAGAACTCGCTGCTGTCGCTGTCGCAGGACCAGTACACACTGAACCAGCGCGTCAACGGCGGAGGCAACAGCATCATAAGGATATCACAGAGCAGATGATACGCACACTGATAGCATTTTTGCTGTTTGGATCAACTGCAGCAGCACAGACAGTGGGTGCTGCCGGCACTGGCCCAGCTGTGGCCATGCCTGCGGCAAATTCCAAGTTCGTTTACATAGAGCAGATAGGTGACAACAACACTGCTTATGTCAAGCAGGTGGATTCTGGTAACCAACAGGCTATGATCGTCACTCACGGCGATAGCAACAACATCACCATACTGCAGCATGACCGTGGAGATCACAGGGCCACGGTTGGCGCTGATGGCATGGTGGCTTCAAACAGCATTAACAGCGGCAACGACATAACCATACTGCAGACCGGCGACGGCAATCACAGAGCCAGCGTGGTCATGAGCGATCCAGTGTCAAACAGCAACAACACCGCCAGCATCATGCAGCGCGGCAGTGTTGGAGCAGACAAGAGCTTTGTGCTGCAGCTCAGTGGCAGCAACATCGGAGCCACGGTGGTGCAGGACAATCTCACAACCCCCGACGCTGCCAAAATGAGCATCAGCTGCTACACTGGTAGCTGCAAGGGCTACAGCTATGTCAAACATTAATTTCTGCTAAATAGCTGTGATTTAAGTACCTATAGTTATTTTTTATACATTTTTTTTAGGAGGTTATCCATGATTGACATGGATCCCAAGAAGGCCCAGAAGCTTGGGCAAGCCTGGGGCGAGGTCCTTACCGATTCGGTGTTTGGGATCGTGGACGTCATCAAGAACTCGCCGGCACAGAAGGCTGCCAACACTCAAAAAGTCATAAACAAGAACAAGATCACAGAGATAAACAACCAGATCATCCGCAACAACAACATGTTGCGCGAGCAGGCCATGCGTGAGATAGCTGCTGAACAAGAGGCAGATATGCTGGCTCGCATGACTCCTGCCCAGAGAGCAGCATTCAAGCAGTCAAAGATAGACGCAGAACAGGCTAGGAAACGCGCAGAGCGCTTGGCCAGGGAAAGATCTGAAGAAAGATCACAGATATTTTGGGCCTGCGTGATAGTGTTCCTTGGACTGCCAGCCATGATCTATCTGGGCCTGTTTGTGTTTGGCGTGATCATCAGCGGCAGCGATTACCAGACCTATCACAGCCTAGCACAGATAGTGCCCGGATTGAAGAGTGTCGTCGGTCGATAGGCTAGCATGGTTGACTGCCGCACTGCTGGTGCTGGCCACCCCGGTAGCCACGGCCAGCCGCAGCGTGGCCTGCGATGTGAGCGAGCGCGATTCAAACGGCTTTGCCTACGTGAGATTTCGCCAATGCTTGGTCGAAACCACAGCCAATCACACCGAGATAACCATCGATAGCAACATGGAGCGCTGGGTCATGGACTTACCGCGTGTCGAGAGGCGAACCACTGGCTGGAGCTGGAATGATGGTGCCTGGCACAGATCCCCGTGGCAGGATCGCATCCTGTGGTCTGGCAGCGTCAAGACTGATCAGCTGACCTGTAGGTATCGCGGTATCAGCAAGATACGCTACGTGTTCAGCGACGACACTGCTATCTGTCTGCTTCAATAGGAGATAACGCGATGTATAATGTGCACGACATCTGGGCCTATGGCTATAGGCTACCCATAGACGCTGCGATATTCCTCGGTACCATGTTTGCTTTGATCTGCGTGGCTGCTGTATGCCAAGCACTGGATCTCTGACTTAGGTTAAATACCGCATGCTCAAGAAGATTGTGCTATCGCCGTGGACGGCGCTGATAACACTTGCGGTCATGATAGCTCTGCGTGCAGCTGATCCCAGCTTCGTGGAGAGTGTGAGGTTGCGATACTTTGACACTCTGATCACTGGCCAGCCTGTGCACACAAACAACATAGCTGTGGTCAACATAGACGAAGCTGCGTTGGACAAGTATGGACAGTGGCCCTTCCCACGCACCGTGTATGCTGACATCATCAAGGATATCTATGCCCATGGCGCAGGACTGGTGGTATGGAACGTGCTCATGCCCGAGTCTGACCGCTTTGGCGGCGATGCTCAGCTGTCAGAAACACTGAAAGATCATCCCACGATCCTCAGCAACATACCTGCTGCTGTGACCAAGAACAGCCCAAGGAAGCCTGGCAGCGCAGTGATCAACAGCCAGTTTGGTGATAGGATCATACACTATCCTGGACTGATAGCCAACATACCAGAGCTGGAAGCGCCAGCCTGGGGCGTGGGCACAGTGAACACCCTGCCAGAGATAGATGGTGTGAATCGCAGGGTGCCTTTGGTGATCTCTGTGGACGGCAAGATATATCCCAGCCTAGGCATGGAGACGCTGCGTGTGCTGGCCAAGGACAGCACAGTGCAGGTCAAGCTGAGCGAGCTTGGTATCGACAAGATGCGCATACCAAAGTTTGGTCCAGTGACCACTGACAGTCTCGGGCGCATATGGATTGATTGGAGCCAGCACAGTGAGCACTACAGCATCACCAAGCTGCCCGACGATCTACATGGTGCTGTGGTCATCGTTGGCGTGAGCGCAGCAGGCATAGGCAATCCGGTGTCAACTGCCATCGGAGCAGTGTGGCCACAGGATGTTCAAGCAGCTGTGCTGGGTACCATGATCAACAAGGTCAACATACAGCGCCCAGATTGGTCAGATGGTGGGGAACTCTTGGCACTGGCAACAGCCGGTATCATATTGACAGCAATGGCGAGGTGGACCTATGTGGGCATTGGAACGATGGTTGTGGTGGTGTTCGCTAGCATTATGGGTAGCCGCTGGGGTTATAGTGAGCATAGACTATTATGGGACGCTACTGCCATTACAGCAGGCAGCATTGTGGTCGCTCTGCATGCCTACGTGGTGAAGTTTGTCAGCGAGTTCCTACAGAAGCAGCAGATCAAGAAGCAGTTTGGCACATACCTGAGCCCAAAGATGGTAGAGAAGCTGCAGGAGAATCCAGACCTGCTCAAGCTGGGAGGGGAATCACGTGAGCTTTCGATCATGTTCACAGATGTCAGGGGCTTCACTTCTATCAGCGAGCATTATGGCAGCGACGTCCAAGGGCTGACCCGGATAATGAATCGCTACATGACGGCCATGACGAGGAAGATATTGGACAATGAGGGTACTCTGGACAAGTATATCGGCGATGCGCAGATGGCATTCTGGAATGCTCCGTTGGATGATCCAGACCACGCGAGGAACGCGGTTAGAACGGCCCTGGAGATGTTGGATAGCCTTTCTGCGTTCAATGCCGAAGTCACTGCGGAAGGCGTTCCTCCTTTTGGTATGGGCCTGGGCATTAACACCGGGGTCGTCGTTGTTGGTAATATGGGCAGTGAGCAGCGCTTTGACTACACTTGCCTGGGTGATGCTGTTAATTTGGCAAGCCGTCTGGAAGGCCAGTCTAAGCCTTATCATGTTGCTATGGTCATAGGGGATCGCACCAACGACCACGTCAAGCAGGATTTCTTCACGCTGCCTCTGGACTGCATCGCTGTAAAGGGCAAGCGGGAAGGCGTGAACATACACACGGTGTTGACCGTGCGAGACGAGGAAGCTAAGATCAAACACCTGCACATGATAGCAGATTACCGTGCGCAGAGGTTCAAAGGTGCTATCATGGCCTGCATAGAACTCAAGGGCAAGTTTGGTGGGCAAATGGATGGCTACTATGATATGTGGATAGAACGCTGCACAGACTTAGCTGCTAATCCACCGGGCGAAGGTTGGGACACCGTATACCGCACCAACACCAAGTGATCAGCGCTGCGGTGGCAGCTGACGTCCTGTGTCGTCGATGTTGTTCTTGCGCAGGACTTTCTTTATGGCATCAGTGAGGTCGATCACCGCATCAACAGCGTCTTGCTTGTCAGCTCCCACCCTATCCAACCTGGAGAACCCAGAAGCCACTCCGAAGTTGGGCGGAGGCATCTCATAGGTCTTGAGCACCAGATCGGCTAGATCCCAGATGCGAATGACAGCTGCCTGATAGCTTGGATCATTGTATATTTCTTGTTTGATGTGGGTTGGTACAGCCTGTTTTATCCGACGCCACCGTTTGGCATGTTCTAGTGCCCATTGCCTGTCATGCGTCCTGCGCCAATGGCGAACATATGGGCGTGATATGTGAATGGAATATACCTTTATGGGATCATCTGGCAATGTGCCAGCGTCCTTCTTCTGGGCATAATCTTCTCTTTTCTTGGCATTATCGATTTCCCGCTGTTGGGCAGCGTTGGCTGCGTTCACAGCAGCCAATTCTCGGTCATAGGCCTGCTTGGCATAGATGGTATCCAAGGTCTTTGGAGCCATCCGGCGATAGCGTGTGGATTCTGGGATGATGTCTTTGATGCGCATAGCATATTTATCAGCTGCTGCCGCTGGCAGCTTCCTTGGAATCGCTGTCCTGGTCCTTGATCGGCGTGCGTTTCTTCCTGGTCCTTGGTACTTTGCCGTGGGCCAGCTCTTCTGCGGCTTTCTTCTGCTGCGATGCTGCTTCCAGCTCGCGCTTCTGTGCCTCAGCTGTGGTCTTGACATCATGCAGATGCCGTTCGCTTTCGATCTCCTTGCCTCTGAGCTGCAGCACTATGTTCAGCTTCTGGTTCAATCGTATGAGATCGTTGTCTAGCATGCGTATGCGGTCGATCAGCGCGATGAGAACGCCGTTGGCTTCGCTGAGTATGGGTTTGATCTCCATGGTGGCCCAGCGCCAGATGTAGTAGATTATGTAGCTGAGGCCTCCGGCAGCAACTATTGGGAAACCATACTTGTTGATGGTTGCAGCTATATCCATGTTAGATCCTAGTGAGCCATTAGCCAAAGCAGCTCGTCTCTGGCTAGGCTACTACCCAGCACAAAGTAGGCTGCCAGGAAGAATAACAGTAAAAGTCCGAGGCGCTGGTTGGACATCATTCTTCAATCCCGCCTAGCATCGTTCTTGCCATCAGCGCGTGCTATGCGCTCGATGTCTGGCCTCACTCCCAGTGCATTGCTCATCAGCGTGTCAATGCGTATCACATCGTGGTTCATGGTCTTTACACGATTGTCCAGTGCTATGATGATACCGCTTAGACCCTTGACTGAGCTCATCACACCAGCTAGTATGAACTTCAGAGTGAGGAACACAAAATATCCACCGCCCAGGGCAGCAGCCATGGGAAAACCTACCTCACCAACCAGCTTAAAGTATTCATCCATGATCCGAGTCCCTGTGCGGATATTTATCGCGCGGCGTTTTTGGCACAGATTATCGGTTGACAGGCAGGTATTCTGTGCTAATGTGTTCTTGAGACAGGAGAAGTTCATGGAAAAGCTGTTGGAATTAGCACGAAAATACTGCGCATCACGCAATCTAGACGCTGATATCTATATCGCTGCCATGTGCGAGCCCCAGCTGGACGACCGTACCATAGAGACGCTCATACGCTATCACAAAGAGTGGATGCGATGATCCACTCACTACACCAGGAAGATAAATTCTCACACAAGGCAAACTGGCATGGATAACAATAGCGAATTCATCAAAGCTCTGGGTGCCATGGTTCTGTCACTGGGTAGCCTAGTGGCAGGTATCACGCTGATTGGTTTAGGTACTAACCTCTACATCGCGTTGGGCGTGTTCTTCCTGATCATCTACCACAACAGCACCAAAGGTGATGAGTGATGGCATATATTGACTCAATCGTTCCATTCATCACTACTGATGAGCTGAGCCCCGAGGTACGTTCTTTCCAGCGCATCATCGCCCTGCGTGAGCATGATACACTGTATAAGTGTTGGGAAAGCTTCTGCTGCCAGTCAATTGAAGATGCAGAAGCACTGCAGGCTGAGCGGCCAGGCAACTGGCGTATTATAGATAATCGCGCACATAGAGCTGTCAAAACCCTGTGCTGATCAGCCCACTACTGGATCAGCCAATACCGGTATCTGCCCGCGCATCATTATGTTGTCGCTGTGCAGGTCAACCACGAAATCGCTACCAGCACGCTGTATCACTCGCAGCGCATCATAGATGCCTGGATATTCCCTGCGGATCCACTGCAGATCTTCCTTGCTGATGTCATCAACCGTTTCAATACCGTCTAGCATGTCGGCTAGCTGCTTGTGATCATAGCGGCTGCGGCCGCGCAGCTTTTCCAATCGTACCACATAGGTGTCTGGTGCTATCTTCACAGGTAGGCCCTTGACTCGTGGCACGTTGGGATTGTCCTGATGCTTGGCTGCCCAGGTGATCCACCATAGGTAAGCGGGATCGTGGCTCCACAGCTTGAACATCCATGGATAGCCTGGCTTGAGATAGATCTCGCTGTAGCTACCCTGACCGATGTGCTTGAACCCCTGTGTCTCCAGGTAGTCAGTGAGCTTTTCCATGGCCGTGTCGCGCTCGCTGTGAGTCTTCATCTTGTGAGGTTTGAACTCTCGCTTGGCAGCACGATACACGGGATCAGCACGATAGCCACGTAGCTCATCAATCTCCTGTGCCCTGATAGCATTGGCACTCTTGAGTATGACATCAAGCTCTGGCCAATTGACATGCCAATAATCCTTGAGCATGTGCACAGCCGGCACAGCCTCATCGACTTCGCCCAGCTTGATGGCTTCCAGTATGCCCTTGACGAAATTGGTCTTGTTAGCTTCTAGATCAATATCCCAGTCATGGGGTTCTGGCCAATACTGTTGGTGAAGATTCTCGTTTTCCAACATGGTGTATATCTCGCTCAGCACACCAACCAACCATAGGTCGTTGCCTTCCTCGAGGAACGCTGACATGTCACTCATTTGTCCAGCTAAGAATTCCATGATCTCTTCAAAGTCGCCATCCTCGTTCAGTCTCTCGCCGGCATCAAGGCTCTTTCTTATGACATCCAACTCAGGCCAATCAAGGCCTATCCTGCGCATTCTGTCCAGTGACAGCCGCACTCCTTCGCGATTCCTGCCATAGTCGCCTCGGTGTGTCTTGAGCAGTTCGCTCACTATCCGATGCTTGTGAGCATCGATCAAAGGCAGCAGTTCCGGCCAATCTGCCAGCTTGAATCCCCAGTCGTCCATGTGATACATCACGTAGTAGATGCCACGATCACCGTTCTTTGCCATGTCGCGAGCGAACATGTCCAAGATGGTCTGGCGAGCTTCAGCCTTGCTGCGCTGCTGCTTGTCAGGATCCTCGTTCTCAAGCAGGCTGCGAGTTATCATGTTGAGCTCTTTCCAATCAGCTCCGAGGTCTCTGAGCAGAGCAATGCGGCTCTTTACTAAATCGTGATGTTCTTCCCTGACCAAGGTCAGCAGATAGCGCATGATAGCTGTCTTGTTGTGTTCCACTGCTGCGATTATCTGTGGATAGGCCTCCCTGATGTAACCCAGCAGCCTGTCCAGCTCTCGAAGGCCAAAATCAACGCTGTTGGCATCGACCATGCGCTGGAACCAATCAGCATAGCTCTGGGCTAATGGTTCGAATATCTCTTGGACCTCGCTGGGATCAGTCTGGTTCAGCTTCTGAATGGTATATCCGATCTCGAGATCGCGATTGTGCTCAAAATCCCAGGCTAGGTTGTCTGCCACACGCTGTATCCAGCGGTGCTGTCCGCGTATGGCTTCGTCTAGCTCGTCATCCAGGCTGAACGTCTTCTTGGGCTTGGGTTTCTTGTACACATATTCATCTGGATCGCGCGGATGCTCTCTGCGCACATCAACCTGCACACCCAGCTTGGCTGGCTCTACCTTCCTAGGTTCGCGAGGCTTGTGTATGGGGCTGTAGGCTATAGCACCGCGATCGCTGATGGGATTGATGGCTTCACCCACGCTCTTGCTCTTGGTCTTGCCACCTGCTCTGCGCTTGCGGCGTGCTGCACAGTGTGCCTTCTGGCTGAAACCCTTGGGATGGCTGCAGTTGATGCTGCGCTTGTACTTCTTGCTCCAAGCTTCTGCTATGCCCACACTGATGCTGCGGGCTATACTGTCTATCTCTGACCAAGGTAGGCCAATGGTCTTGAAGTCCTTGATCATCAGCGGAACGCCTGTGTGGTTTGGATCAGCTTTGATCAGCTTGAGCATGTGTATGATTGTGCGATCCTTGTTGGCATCCCAGAGCGCTTTGATCTCAGGATTGCTGTCATAGCGCAGTCCCTGCTGGATCATGGCATTAGCTGCCTTCCACGGAGTGTGATTATCCAGCGTCTGTGTGATATAGCGCAGCTGATGAGGATTCATGGTTGACTCTGCTATGCCAGCTGACTGTTCAGCGCGAGCTCGCATGCTGCGCTTGATAGCATCAATCTCTGGCCAGTTGACTCTAGCACGATCAAACGCATCAAACATGCTGTTCATGAACATGTCGTGCCTGCCCTGCTCCACTGATGTCTTGATGCTCCACAGCAAGGTACGCAGGATGTCGGTCTTGTAGTGTTCCAGCACAGGCGTGGTCATGTCTGCGTAGCTGCGATTCACGGCCAACACTCCATATAGCGCATCGATCAGCTGGTAGTATGCCTCCCACTGCAGCCCTACACGGCGCATCTTCTCGAGGTTTGATGATATGCCGCGCACGGCACGTTCAGCATCCTGCTTGGCATACACGGGATTGGTCTCTGTGAGCTGATCGAAATCGCTGAGTGCGCTCTTGCTGACAGCAGCCAGCTCTGGCCAGTCTAGGCCTATGTCGCGCAGAGTGTCTATGGCTGTGAGCACAGTTGGTGCCCATTCTGGTTCTTCATTGGCCCACTGCAGCATGCCGCGTATGATCAGATCCTTGTATGGTGCGATATCTTCAGCATAGGTGGGATCCAGATCGGCATCAGCGAGGCGGTACAGCGATGCTACTGCATTGAATCCGTCACTGTTTTCTAGGAACTCAAACAAGTCGTTGATCTCCTGCGGTGCAGGTTCGCCCAGCGCATAATCCTCATCAACCGCATCACGCTGTTCATGCCCCATGGCAGCCACGCTGCGTTCTATGGTGTCGAACTCAGGCCAATGCACGCCAAACTTGGCAAATCCACCCAGATACTGTGGCATGATGTACTGCACACCTTCGCTGTCATTGCTGCTCATAGTAGTTAGCATGGCTCGCATGAGACCTCGCTTGTGACTGTTGAGCAACTCACTGAGATCCATGCTGGGATGCGTGGGCCATGCCAGCTCGCCTATGATCTCCAGCGCAGCATCGTGGTCGCCCTTGTCTAAATCCTGACGCAAATAACGCAAGAGGTTTTCTGTGCTGGGCGTGTAATCATCCCGGCTCTCGTCTACCCTGTCAACATCATCTAATGCGGTGCGTGCTATGGTGGCTAGCTCAGGCCAACGCCTGCCCCAGCGCTGCAGGTCCTTGGCTGCTATCAGTGCGCTGGCCGTCCAACCTTCGCGCATCCTCAGCAGCAGGTCCCTGATGATCTCATGCTTGTTATCTTCCAGTATCTTGGCTATGCCTGGCCAATCTCTGGGCGTCAACGTGTCTATGATGTGCGCCACCGTGCGGAAGTGCTGGCTTGGTCCGTGGACACTGTCCTGGTATTCCTTGCCGCGCCTCATCAGTATCTGCAGCGTGCGCTCTATCAGTGGCTGCTCGGCATGCAGTTGTAGGTCAGGGTCCAGACCCATTGCGAGGATACTGTTAGTGGCTCTCTTCACGGCATGCACGTTACCTGCTTTGAGGCCCGCACGCAGCTCATCCATGATCTGTTCCACCTTAGCCACGGAAGTCTGCTCCCATGCTGCGAACGATCACGTCAAGCTCTGGCCAAGGCAGGCGCATGCGCTTGAGCATGCTCACTGCTTCATATATCTCGTCTGTGGCATACTCATCACCCTTCATCTGTGCCAGAAGCCAGCGTATCCACAGATCCTTGTGAGGCGCAAAATATTCTGCAGCCCAGGGTCCTATGACCTGGGGATGATCAGCTGCGTGTAGGAACACATGCATGGCATCCACAGGATCAGCTGCGACTTCTGGAAGATTAGCAGCCATCTCTTCAGCATAGCGATAGGCTTCTTCATCATGGCTTGGTGCGGATTCTTTTAACTTGCCAGCACGCATGCTCTTGTTGATGGTGTCCAGTTCTGGCCAACGCACATGCCAGTAGTCTTCCAGCATGCGTATGGCATCTTGAACGTTGTCATGGTCTGAATGTTTCATGCCAAACAGCAGCGCCTTGACAAACAGAGGTTTTTGCTTAGCGAGATCCAAGCTATATTCGCTGGGTGTTGGAGCGTCTAACCAATCAGTATCGTCCAACAGCGATGCTAGGTCAGCAAGGCCATTCACCACCATTTCAGCATGCCACTCTTCCATGTGTGTGCGCAAGCCATTTTCTATGTCCTGCAAGGCGCTGCCTACGCGACCATAGACTTCGTCATAGTCATCTGTGTCAACATCGTGCCAATCTTCGCTAAGCTGAGAATTGATGCTCTTGAGCATGACATCTAGCTCCGGCCAGGTTACACCAAACTGCTTGAGTCGATCTATCTTAGGCTTTACCAGGCTGATATGTCCGTCACGTAATCTAGACAGTAGGTTCTTGATGATTTTGGCCTTGTTGTCCTGCAGCTGCTGCTGGAGATTCTTCTCTTCGATCTCTGGACTATCGATGCCAAAGCCGCGCAACCTGCGACCAATTGTCATGCTCCTGCCATCCATGATGTTGTCAACGTCGTGCAGCTGTTGTTGTATCTCGCTCCACTGCTTGAGAATCTCGGCCTTGATATCATTAGGCCATATCTTGATGCCGTTATCCTTGTAGGATTTCAAGAGATTCTCAAAGCGATTGCTGTCCCATCTAAGATTGCCTATCAAGTGCTGCATCAACATGGGCATGGCCTTGTCAATCACAAGTTGCGGGTCAAGGCTGCTAAGCTTGGTCCCAGAATCATGTTCTAATCTGCTGATAAAACGTCGATATACCGACAGCTTGTCGGCATTGTAGCTCAAAGTCTTGGCAAGATCGCCCACTATCTGGTCGGCTACGCTGTCAACCTCGCTGCGCAGCTGCCGTCCTGTGACACCGTCGGCTACCAAAGCCTTGACATAGGCCAAGGGTTTGCCTTTGGTAGCCTTGATCGCTTGGCTCTGTGGGGCGGTAAACAACGCATCTTGCGCCGCCGGGCTTAGCTTGAGCACGGTGGATAAGTTGCTCTTGACGCCGTTGATCCATACCCAGTTACCACCACCGCCCCACTGTGTCTTCTTGAACCATACCACACCCGGACCGGTGGCTACCAAGGTGTCTGGTCCTTCGGTGCTGCGTTCCACAGCTAGATAAGTCAATCGCTTGCCGTTGCGTGCCAGCAGCGCCTTGAGCGCATCATAGTTTGCCTTCTGCGGACCAAAATCATAGGCATCGGGGCTGCCTTCGTACTTAACATCGTCGCTGTGCGCAGGATTCTTGATCTTGCCGGCACCTGTGGCTATCATCTTGGGACCAGCGGCTTCTCCCAGCTGTCGTATGGTATCAATGCCATCGGCTATCACTGCCATCTCTGGCCAGGCCACGTTCAGCTGCTTGAGATGCTTGTATATGGAGGGTAGCTCATCGTCACTGAGATCTTCAGAACCAAAGTGCTTGATCTCCTGCAGCGCAGCACGCATGATGTGGCGCTTGTTCCGTGTGAGCATCTGACCTATCTCGGGCCAGTTCACGCCTGCCATGCTGAGCCTGCGCAGGTTAGTGAGACCTGCCAGCACTTCTGCGCCCTGGCCCTGTGTGAGCTGGTTCTGCTGCGTGAGTATGTCTCGCTTGAATCCTTCTAGCACTGTTCTGATATCGTCCTTGGTCACCGTGGCATAGATCATCCTATCTATCACACGGCCCACAGTCCACCAGTTGCCTCCGGGCAGTTCGCTCCACAGGCTGCGCTTGGCATTGGTCAGTGCCTCTCTGGCCAGTGCGCTTTCTGTGAGGTTCTTGCCAGCACGCAAGCTCTTTTCTATGGCATCAAGCTCCGGCCATTTGGCTCCCAGCTGGCGCAGCTGGTTGAATATGCCAGCTGCTCTGTTCTGGTTACCGTCCCTGATGTTGACCAGCATGGCACGTATGATCTCGGTCTTGCGATCATCCATGGTTTTAGCATCGCCTATCACGAACTGATCAGCCACGTAGTCACCGAAGGCATTGGCATCAAAGCTAACGTATGTGTCTTCCTGCATGCCCTGTTCGCTGTAGCTGATCTGGCTCACTATGTCTCTGGGCACGCCCAATCCCATGAGGAACTTGTGTAGCTGTGCCAAGAACTGTGGATCTGTGTAGATGAGACCATCTGACTTAACGTTCCAAGTGCTGGTATCAAATTCCACACCCAGATCGCTGATCCAACCGTCTGCGTCTCCT